CACAGCTCATGAGATTTTTTCCTTTTATCAATTATTTCTTAGGCAAGATGCCGCCGCCCATATAGGAAATACTATGAACATCAGATACCTCGTGATGGATTTCAAGCCGAGTGGTCGAATGACCTACGCCTATTACCCGAGTCTGCCTGAGAAATACTTAGGGGAGATTGTTAGGAGTCACCCTGTCATATATGACGATGTGATAGATGTTATTTTGAGCAAAGGGATCATCCCTGTGGATTGTGGGTACCACACGAAGACCACCTCATATACGGGGGTGAGAAAGACCCCTTTGCCTCTAAAGTCATTCTTGATGTTCTATAGAAATACATATGTCTCGATTTTTTCGAGCGATCCTCTCATCGCAGAAGACCCTTATCCTCGGGTCAGAGCATAGGGCTGAAACATGAAACACTATCTCGCCATCGCACATCTCGGTTACAATGAAGAGGGTGGGGTTGCCACTACGACTATTTATTTCTACGAAAAGACTATAAGTGAGATTATAGAGTTTAACTTCGCATCATTTGCGCGAGCGATCAATAAGGCAGGTGATGCTATAAGCACCTTATACGACACGAATGAAGTGATTATAGACCAAGACTTAAGCCGAGAAGATGTCATTTGGCTAACGGACAAGATGCTCGAACAAGTATCTCGAAAGGTGAGAAATAACCCCACCTTCTATTTATATTATGCAGATGATGACATCCCCCTGTCGGACGATGCGAGAAAACTGCTCAATCGCATCTACCCCCGAAAGCTGTAAGATTATTTCTTCCACCACTCGTCCAACGCCCCCCACGGAATCTGTTCATAGATATCTTCGGGGATAGAGCCTACACAAGCAGGGTCGAACCATTCCCCCTGTACGCGCCACCGAGCAAGCCGCTCATGCAGCACTCGTTCGCGCCACCCTAGACCTTGGAAATAAGCGACTAGTCTTAGTTCATTTGGAGAGCCTGTCTGAAGGGCTTTCAAGCGTTTGTGAGGGTCTTTCGACCGCCCTATCTTGATATAACCTGTAGCCCTAGACTGAATGAAATAAAGGCAGTCGTCCTTCTTCGAAGTCGGGTTCATCCCACCACATCGTCTAGGGGGTCAGAGGGTTTATTTCCACTTGGCTTCCCACCTCCACCCATATTGAAGGTGGGAGCCATGTTGAGGATTCGACCTGAGGGCCACGCAGTCTGAGCCTCAAAAGCCTCGAAGGGAGCTTGGTCACGGCTCTTGAGACATTGGTACTTGATGACACCCTTATCACGCATATCATCACCGAACCAAGAGGCGATCACCACATCGGCAGACCTCTCGGCTTCGTTGGCGTAAGACAAGTGTGTGAGGTTATACATTCCGTTGTTCTTCTCTGCCGCTTTGAAACCCTCTCGATTGATCTGAAATAGACAGATTATGGGGATACCCTGACCCTGATTGAAACCCATAGCGACCTTCTTCAAGTCTCTTATCACCTCATTGAGGCGCTCAGTCGTGCTATTCACCCAATTTCGAGCAGACATCAGGAGAGCGTGATCTACCACCACCATCTTCACAGGGTGTTTCTGAGCGAGTGTCTCAGCCTTCGTCCTCATGTCCTCTACGGTGAAATCGAGTTGGTCAGGGTCTGCAACCTCGAAATAAATCGATCCATATGTGCCATTCAGCATATTCGTGTTTAAGTCTTCAATCACCTCTTTGAGAAATAACTCTTCGTCTTTGCTGAGTGTCGCTTCTCTCATACGGATAGGGTCTAAGCCGACATCGGGGTTCGGCTGTTTCTGAATCCCCAAAGCTAGACGCTTACTCCTAAACTTGGGGTGCATCGAGTGAAAACAATAAATCGTCCTTCGACACTGAGAATAGTGCATCTCTAGGGAGAAATACACCGTACTCGTCCCTCCATAGATGGCTTGATTATAGACCCAATTCATAGCGGTCTTGGACTTCATGTGTCCTGTGAACCCTGCAACGATGTAGAGTTCTTTACGCTTGAAGCCACCGAGCGCGCTATCTATCACCTCTAAGCCTGTGAGGGGGGATACCTCTACGGTCGCGTCTTTGACTTTCTGATACTCCTCCCAAAACCCTTCCCCATCTCCTAGGGCTTCACCCCCGATACTCGAACCAAAGGTGGGGGTCATGAGTGTGTGGAGTTGATCTAGAATAAAGCGCCCTGCGTCTCTCGCCCCTTTGAGCTGCTTTTTCTTCTTCCCCTCTTTCACCTCGATCCCTGTCTTAACAATCTCCTTCACCTTAGTCATGGTGTCGCTCAAGAGGAGAACTCTCGACTCCTCTACAAACTTCTCGATGAGGGCTATAAAGTCTCCTCGATAAGCAGGCACTATCGTGGAAATCGCACGGATTCTATCCGCCTCATCAAACTTGTTATTCGACTCAAAATACTCCACCGCAGTCTCCTGCGTAGGTAGATGCCCATGTTGAGCTACAAAGCCCTTCACATAGTCATGCACCGCGATGTCTGAGGCAAGATCGAACTTGTATATCGACTCCTTGAGGGAGTTGAAGTTCTGAAGCATCGCCTTCTCATCGTCCCCAATACGAGGGTCAGGAAGTACGCTACGGAGGAGTTTCATTGGAACCTCATTGTCTTATGACGAGGAGCGGGCAAGCTCGGGTGAGAGGGCTGTGCTGTGCCGAGTGTAGATGCTGTCGTCGTTGTGGTCGTCATTCGAGGTGCGTTCTTCACCCCTGTAAGATTGACCCTCGACCACCCTTCAAGGGCGGCTTCCACCGCCCTCGACCAAGCAAGATGCCCTTCCTCTAAGAGCTTGTTCGGCTCCTGCACTAGCCAAATCGGCTTATTAAGAAACTGCCGTATCCGAATCGTCTCATGCAACACCTCCGACATCGCTGAGTTTCTCGCCACCTTGACCCCTAGGAGTACCACCAAGAGATGACAAGGCTCGGCTAGAGCCTGAAGTGAAAACACATTCAAGTCATGCTGAAAATCAGGATCCGCCATCTCCTCCCCCGCCAACTTCGCCGACCCCAACCACGCTGACAAACAATCCGCGTCAGAAACGATCTTGACGAACTCGTGTGGACGCGACCTCTCCGCCAAGGCACCCCTCAAATGAAGTAAGAAATCTGTCTGAAACCCCGTCACCACCAAGGAGGTATCGAGCTTCCCACTCAACACGGACGGCTTCACAGGATAGACGCTCAAACCCCTCCACGCTTTGTCCGCCTGTGCCTTCAATGCCTTCTCTATCGTACACTCGCAGGGAACCGCCTGTGGCATACCTCTCGGACCATCGTCTCGCTGAGTGTAGCCATACCCCGCACATATTTCACACACCGACATCTTGACCTCCAAATTCATGGGTTATGGGGGGTTATATCAGAAATATCAAGACTTTGCGTCTTCCAAAAGACCATCAAACAACTCAGAAAGCTCCGACTGACCGATCTCGATCATCCCCTCCTCTTCTCCCTCAGACTTGAGCCTCTTACCGAGAACGCTCTCGATGAGGTTCATCTTCGCCCTCAGGGTCTTCATCACACGCTCATCTATCGTCTTAGGGGCTACCAAGTGGTAGCCAAACACCCTGTCATGTATAGACCCGATACGGATCATGCGCCCCACAATCTGAAGATAGTCCCCTGCTGACCACGGAGTGTCATAGAAGATAACAGCCTTCGCGAGCTGTAGGTTCACACCTTCCGCCGCCGCCATCGTGATCAAACAGATGGTGACCTCAGACTTGGGGTCTTGAAATAACTTCTGCGAAGCGACACGAGCATCACCATCTTCCGCCCCTGTGATACGACAGGTCTTTATCTTCTTAGCGTTCAGCTCCTTCTCGATGATGTCCACCATCTGACGGAAACGAGAGAACACGATGACCTTCTCTCCCTCTAGGTCATTCTCAAGAAGCTCCAAGAGAGACTCTAGCTTCCCGCTCTCCCCCTCTACTTCTACAAGAGCAGGGTGATTCGTGATCTGCTGACAAACCGTGACTGCCGTGAGCTTAGATACCTCACGCTCCTTTATCTCACCTGTCTGACGATCATTCACCTCTAAGAGACCCTTAAGAGCCTCATTGTATTTCTCGATCTGTATCTTCGACATCTCACATTGGATGATATTCGTCGTAAGGGGAGGAAGCTCTTTTGCCACCTCATGCTTCGGTCTACCCAAGAAATAAGGGTCGATGATTTGACGAAACGCCTCTATATCACTCTTACGATGACCCACAACGACAGGGATACGACGACCGCCGCCGATCACTTGGTCACGAGTGACGCAGTAGTGGCGCATGAACGCTGCCTTTGATGTGAAGAGACTCGGCACCGTGACTTTGTAGATAGCCCACGCCTCCATCAGTCTATTCTTGATAATAGTCGCAGACAAAGACCATACGCGCTCCGCGCTCCCCGCCATATGCTTACACACCTGATGCACTTGAGCAGTATCGTTCTTGAACGCAGTCGCCTCATCAAAAATCATCACATGACCTGTGATGTTCTGAATGTACTCGAAGTCCATCACCGCTGTCCTATACCCCATGATGAGGGCTTTAGGTCCCGCCGCCTTCTTGAACTCCTCGTAAATCTTGGCGCGCTTCGCTTTTGTGCCAAGTACCTTGAATACTTCCACCCCTATCGTGAACCTCTCAAACTCCGACTCCCATTGACCCACCGCACTCTTCGTAGTGAGTATCACAGCGGGGATATCGGGTTTCTTATCCCACAGGTAAGAAAGGGCAGCGATGGTTTGGAGGGTCTTGCCTAACCCTGTGTCGTCCCCCAACACAAACCTCGGCATCGCCAATAGATGTAGTATCCCCTGCATCTGATACTGCCTAAGCACGAGCGGAGACCCATCCTCAAACGCCGTCTTAAGAATAGACGAAGTGGGTGCCTTAAGGTCTTCCTTTCCCCTTATCTTCTTCAGCTTCTCTATCGTCTCTAACAACTTGCCGCCATCCATCTCTGATCCCTCTCTCTTGGGTGTTGAACAGGACACACCCCCTCTATATCAGACTACTCAAAGAGCGCCTGTATGAGGTCAGAGTAAAAACCATCAAATCTCGTCTTAGGAAATAACCCTAGCCGTCTCCCCTCTGCCAACACAGCCTCCTCCTCTCCCACCCTCACCAAAAGCCTCGCCATCGCCACCGAACTCCAATACGAGTATGTCCACCTCACAGCGTCATTAATAAGAGCATTTATTTCCGCCTCCTGCACTCTCGTGATGATCTTCTTATCCTGCTTATAGTCCACCCTAAACTTCTCAAAGTCCCCTATTTCTTCCGCGTATATCTGCCCTAGTATCTTGAACTCCCTCGCGAAACGATTGAACTGAGCAGGCATCCCATATCCATACTTGAACTTCCTCATCGCGACCATCTTCACGAGAGGGTCTTGTGAATCAGAGAGTAGCTTCACAATCTCAGCACTCGCGCTCTTCGTGAGCTTGTCCAATATCTGAACCACTAATCTCGTTTCCATTTTACACCTCTACTCTTTGAGATACCCCAAAACCACTACCCCTAGAAATAAAACCATTACCTGTGCAGGAAATAGATAAGCGCGTTCTTCTCTCTCGGGTGAAGCCGATATGAGAATATCTCCCTCAAGGGCACCCACCTGTAGGCACAATGCTCGGCGTTCAGTCTAGGCTTAAAAAAATACGGACTTATCGCATAATATACAGTATATGCCTTCGTTGAGTGTTCCCCGAAGAAATAAGACCCACTCGGTGGTGTCCCTATCTCCTCTTGTATTTCTCTCAAAGCAGTCTCATAATGAGTCTCCTGAGGCTCGCTCGACCCACCAGGTAGGTTCCAATAACCCGCCCATCTATCATCAGACTTATTTCTCTGAAGAATAAGCACCGACCCTTGGCAGAGAAATAAAACACCTGCGCCCATCTCAGACCTCCTTCTCTCTATCTGTCTCTTAGCTAACAGATAGAGAGAGATAAGAAGATTAATCGGGGGTATAATCAAAAACCCGATCCTTCGACCACCCCGATCCTTCGACCTAGGAGTCTGATCTGATGAAGTCCACGATTATTTATGCTCTTCTCGACCTACAACAGAATGTCGTTCAAACTAAGACGGGCAGCTTCTTTGAGACTCGCGCAAAGGCTCGTGAGGCTCGTAAGGAAACCGAGACTGCTCAGAACCCTCTCACGCTTGTTCGGTTCGAAGTCCCCAATAACTGTTGGGAGAAAGTACGCTGAATGTCCTCGAAGGCTGAGATAAAGACTTATGGGGAAATATATAAGGCACATCTCCAACTTCTCTCGAAGCCTGGGGTGTCGGTCTTTATCACACTCGATACACAAGACGACCCCGCCATTCTCGAAGTTGTCTCTCTCTTAGATGGGGAGTACACCTCTAAAGAGATATTCGAAGGTGGGCTGTTTATCTTTGAGGATGAATGGGACGCGGGGGTCTTCTTCAAGAAGATAGCGCAGGTAAAGAGTACACATATCCACGCCAAGTTATACAACTCGGCAGGGGTCACTCTCCGCGTGTGCGGTTACTAGGCTTCAAAGCAGAACCCCTCAGCCTCTCGTACTCTATGAGATTTACCTCATGTAGAGTACACTCAAGAATCGCAGGGAGTATGCCTCCCACTTGAAACCTCCTGATATGGTCTTTGTGACCTACGATCACCTTTTGATCGTCTCGCACACAGACTAGTATTTCTTGCGGGACATACAAGATGTACCCCATAAGTGCAAAAAATAAAAGACCAAAAAAATAAGCTGTCCCTCTCATAAATATTTGCCTCTCTTTATTTCTTCGTCTAATGAGTTATCTAGCTGCCTTGTGAAATTACTAGAGTGCGCGGCAGTTGGAAAGTGCAAATATGAGTGATGATAGAGACCTAGACAAAAACACTTGGCAAGATTTCTCTCTATACGACCAAGATGACCACATAGATACAGAAAATACAGATTCTGATGATGTTCTGAATAAGAAATACACATCTGTGTGTGTCATGGACTTGAAGGGAAATCAGATTATCTTTGAGGGGGTCTTCGAGTTTCAAAAAGTGGGGGATCAACTGATAGTGTATGCGGTGTCGGGAGGCGATAATAACTCTTTTATAGACGAGGAGGACTAGTCCCCCTCAAACCATAAAGGAGATGTGGCATGAGCTACAACAATGGGCGTGATCTGATTAGTGACCTTGAGCGTCGTATTTCTTTCTTGGAGCGCAGCGCCTCTGAGGCAGTTCCTGTTCGTCCTCGCCGCGTGGCTCCTACCCGCAGAAGGGCTCCTGTTACCCCTCCTCCTTTCGATTCGCGCCGCACCCCTCGTAAGCTCGGCGACCGCACTCTCCTCGACATGGAGAAGGACGCGGCGGACCTCCTCTCCCTCGCCAAGCGCGTGGGTTTCCTCGGCTCCAAGATTAAGTATCAGGGCGATTTCCCTGTGGTAGTCCTTGAGCCCCGCTTCTATGTGTTCTTGGACGAGCAGGGTTACACAATCGAGTATCCCGAGGGCGGTTCGACCTTCACTTTCAAGTGGGCGGATGTGATGAACATGATCAAGGAGCGCGCCCTTGAGATGGCTGATTGGGGCGACGAAGAGGTCGGTATGGCTCCTGTGACTCTCACCCCCACCTATAACGACATCCACACCCTTCTTACGGGTGCGGGTGGCTACCTCGGTGAGCGTTGGATGCGCGTCTCGGATAACGCTTATCAGGGCGGCGAGTACAAGATGAATGTCAAGTGTACTCCCAACGGGATCAAGTTCGCTCTTCAGGGTCCTTACCTCAAGCCAGGTGAGCCTTTTGGCACCCTCTCGGGCATGGTTGATGGAGCTAGCCGTATGGAGCAGCTTCAGAACCTCGCCGCTCGTCTCGACTTCCTCGCTAGGAAGATCGGCAGTCGCCGCTCTAGAGATCGTAGTCAGGTTCTTAGGCTCCTTGAGTACCCCTCGAACTTCGGCGGCTACGAGCTAGGGCTTCAGTAAGCCTCACCACACCTGAAATAAAAGCCCTGCTTGCATAGTCCATTCTCTATCTGTTCCTAGCAGGGCTCCCATCATAGGGGCGATGTTCAAATACTTCCCGCCTAGCAAGGGGTGATAAGAAATCATCACCCCTCCCGCTAGGTACGAAGTATTTAGAAATACATCAGCCCCTATTCTTATTTGAGCGTCGAGTAAATTCAATACGCTACCCCCCACTAGAAGCCCCACATCACCCCTGCTTCCCACATCACCCCTGCTTCCCACATCACCCCTGCTAAGGGCATACCCCACTCCCGCCAAAAATGAAGGCGTGAAAAGACCTATCTTATTTCTCTGTAATGCGCTTGGGGACACTTTAGGGACATAG